CGATCGGCATCAGTTGGTTATTTTCCTTAAGCATTTTGTTTCTCCTTTTGGCTATTTGCAGAGGCTTTGCCCCTGCAATCCCGCAAACTTTTATGTTGCCTGACAAATTGATCCGGTAACAACTATCAACCATAGCAAACAAAGCCAACCCTGATCGCCCCCAGACTGCCCCCGCTGGGGGAAGTGGCCGACCGTAGGTCGGTCGAAGGGGGTCGGGGGAGATGTCTCCGCAGGAGACAGAGGGGGTGGATCGTCGCCGTACCCGGGCGGTAACGCTCGCCCCCTGTGGGGGAGATGGACGACGTTAGTCGGCCAGAGGGGGTGGATCGTTGCCCATTAAACAGGCCACGTTTATTACCGAACAAATTCTTAAGGTTCATAAAAAGTTTGATCAAAACTCACATCAATACGCCAGCCGGTTCGACTGGCCCAGTTGGGCCTGGGACGTGCCCAATGCCCAGTAGCTTTCGAGATCGGCGGGGCTGGTGCGCCAGGTCACCCGGTGGGATGCCCCACCGCGCTCCACATCGTGGCGAACGTGATCCACGAAGCAGGCGGCCTCGTCCAGCCCCAGGTCGAGGTCGGTCAGGTGGAGACGGCTGCCAACGTCACGGGCAAGGGCGTGCGTGAGCAGCGTTCCAGATGCCGTCGCCTCGACGGTCACTACCAGCCAGAGGTGCGGCTCCTTCCGGTTGGCGATCAGCACGCGGGCCAGGTCTTCGGCCTCGCTGCTGTCCTCCTGAAACGGCAGGTCGATCTGGAGCGGGTGCCGCCCCAGCGTTACCTTGCTGCCAGCATCCTCGACGGCGACCGCCGCCGGGTAGTAGGTGCGGATCGGCGTGCCGCGCACCTGTAGATCGTGGATGGCGACGATCTTCGTATCCTGTGCGGTCGTCGCCAGCGTCAGCCGGGCCGACGTTCCGCCCGCCGCCATTTCGATCTGCACCGCGTTGGTGACATCCTCGCCCCCATCGCCTCCCGCCGTCGCACTGAAGTCGACTCCGGGAACGGGGACGATCAGGTCTTCCCCCGCGATGTGGGCGACCTGCTGATCGGGATCGGAGAAGGGGCAGGTGATGACCCGCGTCTGGCCGGGTTTGATCTGGATGTCATGGTTGGCCTGCCAGAGCACCGCCGTTTCTTCGCCAATTTCACGCGGGTGGACGGTCAGTTCGACCCGGTTGGCGATTCGCGCCGCTTCCTGCTCGACGGTCACCCCTGCCAGATGCGTGCTCAGTTCGGCGTCGGCGCTGGCGTGTTTGGGCCGCGCATGCCGATCCCCGAAGGTCGGCGTGCCGTCGGCGGCGATGTGGAATGTCCCCCACTCGCTCAGGCAGACATCGCGCAGCGCGGCGAGGCACGGCAGATCGGCGGCCCAGGTATCGCCCGCCCAGGGAAAGACGCTCTGCCCCGTATCGAGGTCGACCCCGGTTGATTCGTCTGAGAGCGTCGAGCCTTCGCCCAGCGCCGCCGCCTGCGGATGATCGAGCCGCCAGTAAGCGAACCGGCCCGGCGGCACGAAGGCGCGGCTGACCAGCCGTTCGGCGAGATCGCCCGCCTGCGCATCGACGATCAGCGGGAACGCCCCGACCGGCACCCGTGCCAGCGCGTCGATGTCGTCCAGAGCGGTGACCGTCACGTAAAGCGAGTGGCGGTCGTTCTTCTGCGCGGAACGCTGCGGGCTGATCGCCGCGATCCGCCCGTAGAACAGCGGATAGGTCGTCGAGCCATCACTCGCCCTGACCCGCAGCCCGATCCCCACGCCGAAGCCGGTGGTGAGGTTCGTATGGCCGGGCGTGTAGCGCCCGTCGGGGTCGTGCAGGGCGAGGGTCAGCCTGCCGACGCGGGCCAGCCGATCCCCCGGCTCGATCCCCCGCTCGACGATCAGCGGGATGGGTGTGTGCCAGTCACCGCTGATATCCGTCCAGGTGTTGTATTCGAGTTCCACCTCGATTGTGTACTCAGCCCTCGGCATGGGCGTCTCCTTTCAAAACGTATCTTTCTACCCCCTTCGACGGGGCTGCGCCCCGCCACTTCCCCCAGGGGGGCAGGTGGGGTACGAATTGTAAGACTTGGTTCAAAAAACCACCCAACCCACTCGCCCCCTTGGGGGAGATGTCTCCGTAGGAGACAGAGGGGGTGATCCACCACGCATATAATCGAATGTTTCTTTTCCCTGATCCCGTCTCGTAGGGGCGACCCTTGCGGTCGCCCGGTCTTTCGGGCGGGGGCAAGCCCCGCCCCTACCCTTGATGGGTTTTCGAGACACATCAACGCTCACGCCGCCGCCTCGACCAATCGCTGCCACCTGTGGTGGAAACGCACCCCGTAGTAGTGAACTCCCGCAAAGGTGAACACCCCCACCTGCACCCGGCTGATCGCCAGCGGCGCGTCTAGCGCCCCGTCGAGCGTGGCGTCGGCGCTGACCGCTTCCAGGTAGTCGTCGACGGCGGCGATCAGGTCGGGCAGGATGCCCGTCAGCCCGGTACCCGACCAGGCCGGAGTCCAGTACAGGACATGGTCGACACACAGCGTCGAAATCCAGGCCGAGCCGTCGTAGGTCAGCGTCGAAAGCCCCTGCTGATCCTCGTTCAGCACGCCAGCGCTCTCCGGGAAAGCGGGAACCAGCGCGGGCAGTTCGGCGGCGGGCAGCACGTTGGGCAGATCGTCGAGATCGTAGCTCGTTGCGATCCCCGTCACGCTGATCGCCGCCAGGTTTTCAAATGCCGTTCTCCAGGTCATGGTTAAGTTCCTTTGCAATTTACCCTGGCATCGGCCCCCTTCGCCCGACCTACGGTCGGCCACTTCCCCCGGAGGGGGCAGGTGGGGCACGAATTGTAAGACTCGGATCAAATAGACAGGCCAACCCACTCGCCCCCTTGGGGGAGATGTCTGACCGCAGGTCATACAGAGGGGGTATTTACCCCGCCATCCTCATCCGCAGGTAGATGTACGGCGACAGCAAATCACGCACGTCACGCGGGAGCCGGGCGGGCGGAACCGCCCCACCCTGATCGCCGACCTGCACCCCCGCCGATCCCTCTGCGCCGGTATCGCGCTGGCGATAGAGCCACGCGGTCAGCCGGATCGCAGCCTGGGCGACCGGCTCCGGGGCGCTCGCCGAAAACCCCCATTGACCTTCCACGCTGATCGCCCCCTCCGGGCTGTCGTCATACGTCCAGGCCAGCCCGCTGCCCTGCTTGAGCGAAATCCCGAAATAGGGCGTCGAGTTCATCGGGCGCAGGACCACATCCTCCGCGTCGATCTCGCTGCCGTCGCCGTTGGTCAGCGTCGTCAGCGACAGCAGATCGCCATCGAGCAGCAGCAGCCGCCCGATGATATGCGGCCCGACCGCGTCATAAGTGCGCGTTTCGTTCTCCGCAACGAACCGCCGCCCGCAGTAATCGTCGATCATCCGGCTGGCGGTGGCGATCAGGTCTTCAAGCAGATCGTCGTCGGTAGAGGCGGTGATCCGCAGGTAGGTTTTTACGATATTTAGCGTTGTATAATCGGCCATATAACCTTCCTCCAACTCTGTTCGAGTCCCCGTAAGGACCCTTTCATGAATGCCGGGTTCGATATTCATAAAACTTCACACCATATTGGCGGCCCACCTGATATGCTCAGGGTGCAGTCCTTCTCCGGGCAGCTTTCCCTCGCCCGGTAGCTGTCCCGGCAGAGGGACTGCACCTCCCCTATGGGGGCAAGTGTCAACTTGCCCCCATATGATTCAGGCCCCCAATCAGGCCCTCACGCCTTTCAGCACCTCGAAGCTGGCGGCATGCCGCACGTTGCAGTCGACGCGCATGATGGCGCGGATGAAAATCTGGTCGTATTCGAAGGCGTTGCCTGCCGCGTCGGACGCACGCAGTTCGAGCGCCTTGCGCTGCCCGATCACGAACTCAGGCCAGCAGCCCAGGTAGATCGTCGAGCAGTCCGAGTTTTCCCCCTGCGTCTCGTCGATTGGGACGGCGGTGGTGGTGAAGACCGGGTAGCCCCACAGCGTCGGCGGATCGCCGGGCGCGGAAGGGTCGGCCCACAGGTACTTGTCGTCGCCGTCCTTGATCTGCCGCAGCGTGTTGACCGTGCGCGGGTGGACGATCCAGGCGCGGCCATCGGCGGGGACGTTGCTGGCGTCGAGGTTGTAGAGCATGTCGGCCAGCGTGTCGAAGTCAGGCGTGCCGCCGTTGGCACCGAGCGTGGTCGTATCGACGTTCACGCCGTCGATGTTCTCCAGGCCGGTCGGCGTGTTGCTTGTGCCGTCGCCGCGCAGGTACTTGAGATCTTCTTCGAGCGCCAGCACGCGGGCGAGGTCGGCCATCACCAGCGCCTCGACCGCCGGGTCGCTGTCTTCGAACAGCTCGGCGGAGAGCTTGGTCAGTGCGGCCAGTTTCTTCGCCTGGAGATCGACCTGCCCCCAGGTCTGGTCGGAGGCGGTGATCGCCGCGTTCTCGGCCACCCAGTAGGCGGTCGCGCCGCCCGTCTGGGAGGGGATTTGCAGCGTGTCGCTGCTCATCGGGATGATGGTCGCCCCGGCTGCGCGGACAGCGGTCCGGGCGCGGAGCATCTCGACCAGCTTGTTACTGTGCTCGACCGGCACGAGGTAGCCCCCGGCGCTGTCGGTGCCTTCGGCCAGTGCTTTACCGGCCAGTTGAAAGCGCACCACGTCGAAGCGACCCTGGCGCATCGCCTTGATCGCGTCGACGAACGGCGTGCCGTTGGCGCTGAGTGACGATTCACCGCGCATGCCGATGACGGCGGGAGCCTGCCGCGTCAGGAACATGGCGTCTGGCTCCGGCTCGTCGAGGCCGCGCAGGTCGAGCGCACTGCCAATCTCCTGCCGGATGATCGTGCGAACGGTTTGTTCATCCATTGATTTAAACTCCTGTTGGTTGTTAGGTTTCGGTTGATGCGGGGCGATGTCGGGCGCGGTCAGCCCGGCAGCCTCGAATGCTGCCCTGGCCTTGACCGCCTCTACCCGGTAGGGCATCACCACCGCGTATGGGTTGGCGGGCCGGTGTTCGCGCGCGTCGAGCAGCGAGAGTTCGCCGACCGGCCAGACCAGAATCCGGCCATCTGCGGCAGTGCGGACCAGGTGCCCGATCGCGCCCGATGAGGCGCGGGCAAGCCCTGCCTGGGCCGCCTTCCATACGCGCTGCGCAAGCGCCTTTGCCTTGTCGAGCGCCACCCGGAACCAGATTCCGTCCTCGCGGCGCTCCCAGCCCAGTTCTTCGCCGATCACCTGTGGATCGCCTTCCCCTTCTGCCAGCCCGTGATAGTAGACGACTGGCCTTTTCGGGATGCGCTCCAACCACAGGTCGGTCTGGGGCGTGAAGTATTCGCCCTGGGCGTCCTTGCCGCCGAACGGCCCCCCGAACGGCACGCCCAGAACGTCGAGAATCCATTGATCGTTCGTGTCGATTGCTTTGATGGTT